TACTACTCAGGCAAAAGCAGGCACTTCACTGTTTGTTGTTGGTGATGTAGAAGTTACCGGAAACATCTCTGCTGCTGGTACAGTCACATATGAAGATGTTACCAACATCGATGTTCTTGGAATTTCAACTTTTAGGAATGGTGCCATTGTCAATACGGGTACTGCCACAACTGCTCTTATTGTCAACGGTGATGCAAGAGTAACTGGTGTTCTCACCATTGGTACGGCATCTGTCACAATTGACGGTGAAAGTGAAAAGATTAGTGTTGGTATTGTTACGATCACCAATACGCAAGTCGTGCTTGGCGATAATGTAACCATCAACTCTACTGCCTCTGGTATTAACTCAGCACCAAACGTATTGTACGTTGCAAAAGATGGTGATGATGCTAATAATGGAACATCGATTGATAATGCTAAACTTACTATCAAAGCAGCTGCTGGTATTGCTACCACAGGGACAGTCATCAAAGTTCTTGCTGGTAATTACACTGAGGATAATCCGATTCAAGTTCCAGCATTCTGTGCTATCAGTGGTGATGATCAGAGAACTGTTACCGTTATTCCAAATAATGCAACCAGTGACATCTTCCATGTTAGAAAGGCATCGAAGATTGCAAACATGACCTTTACCGGTCATAGAGCACCTGGCGCTGCTATCGCATTCCCAACTGCTGATGCTGCTGTAAACCAGGGTGGTGGTAAATGGAAAGGTCCATATGTTCAGAACTGCACTAGCGATACCACCACGGGAACTGGTGCCCGTATTGATGGCAATCAGGCACCTTTGTTGAAGTCTATGAACTTCGACTCATACACTCAATATAATCAAGGTGGTGTAGGTATTGCTGTAACAAATGAGGGGTATGCACAGTTAGTCTCTATCTTTACTATATGCTGTCAAGAAGCAATCTCTTGTGATGCTGGTGGTCAGGCAGACGTTGCAAATAGCAATTGTAGTTTTGGTACGTTCGGTCTTGTATCCAGAGGTGTTGGTGCGAGGCAGTTTACTAGCGCAGTGTCTTCTGGAACTACAACTGCCGATCAAAAAGAAATTGTTATATCAGGTCTTGGAACTGGCAGACCTTACGATGGTCAAGGAGTTTACTTTGATCAACTGTATCAAACTGTCACGTCTATCACCTTGACGGGCGGCGGTGATGGATATACATCCACTCCTAACGTAATTATTACTGCTCCCACTGGTCCTAGTGGAACTGCTGCAACTGCTTTTGCAACTCTTGATGGGGATAAGGTAGAGTCTGTTACTCTTATCTCAGGTGGCGATCAGTTTGCATCAACTCCAACCATCACCATCGATGCCCCCGATTCTGGAACCAGAGCGACAGCAACTGCTGTGATGGAACCAATCTATTATACAGTTGCATCCTCTACTGAAACTATCAGCGGTATCTCGACTATCACATTAGAGGAGAATCTAAATAATGATATAGGTGCGGGCACGACTACCTACTTCCATCAACTAAGTAGAGTTGTCGCAAGTTCACACACTTTTGAATACATTGGTTCTGGAAACACAATTCAATCTGCCACTCCAAAACGTGGTGGTGTGACTATTCAGGCAAATGAGGTCTTCACTGACAATGGTGGTAGAGTTGTCTATACAAGCACCGATCAGGCAGGTAACTTCCGAATCGGAGATAACCTACAAATTAATCAAAGCACTGGTACAATCAGTGGAAGAGCTTTCTCCAAGAGTTTGTTCTCAGAAATGACTCCGTTTATCTTAGCACTTAGTTAGAATGGCACTAGCACTTAACAGGTTTCAAACAGAAACTAAACAACTTACCACAGCAGATCAAACCATCTATACTGCCCCAAATGGGTATACTGGTATTGTTCTGTATGCTCACGTGACTAACTATGGTTCTAGTGCGACCACTGTAACCATGTCACATAAAAGAAGTAGTGTCACCACAGAGATTGCAAAGGATTCGCAAGTTCCTGTAAATGACGCTTACGTTCCTATGGATGGAAAACTAGTATTGGAGACTGGGGATTCTCTTGTCGCTAGTGCCGGTGCTAATTCAACTCTCAAAGTATTAGTTTCGGTTTTGGAGACAGCAAATGCCTAAACTCATTAGCGAAAAGAATGGCGGCGGAGAGATTGGAATTTCCAGTGATGGAACGGATGTTGGCAAAGCAAAGAGATTAGACTTTCAAGCAAATAGGATCGAGATCAATTCTGGTATAGCAACTATTACCTCTGATCCATTAACACTTATCGACTTATAAATAAAAAGAGACCTTTGTCCCCTCTATGAAGAACGGCAAGTGCCCCGCAGGTCAATATTACTGCTATACTGATAAAAAGTGTAAGCCCATTCCCAAAGGTTTCAAAGTTGTTGGAGCTGCTGGAATGTTACGCAAAGAAAATGGTCACAGTGTGGATGATGACAATGCAGAGAATAAGAATGGGAATGGAAATGGGAACGGGAGCAATGGGGGCTCTAATGGTGGAGTTAGCGAGGGCACCCTTCGTAAGTGGTTTAAAGGATCCAAGTCAAAAGATGGTAAAGGTGGTTGGGTCAACGTTGTCACAGGTGGGACTTGCGCCAGTGATGAACCAGGAGAAGGAACTCCCAAGTGTGTCTCCTCAGCAAAACGAGCAAGCATGAGTAAGTCGGAAAGACTCTCTGCCGCACGTCGTAAAAAGAAAGCAGATCCCGGTCAACAGTCGAAGTCTGGTGCTGCTAAACCAACCTACGTTAAAACCGATAGCCCTCGGAAAAAATCCATGAAAGAAGGAAAAGACCACCCTAAAAATGTAAAGGGTATTGCAAAAGAATTAGACAAGGCAGTTGAAATGCATAAGAGTCAAGCAAACAGACTTAGAAAAGCTGGCATTTCAGAGGAGAAAGACAAGAAGGGTAAAGGTAGTGGCACCAAAGATGCTTGCTATCATAAGGTCAAGTCCCGTTATTCTGTATGGCCTAGTGCATATGCATCTGGTGCTCTTGTTAAATGTCGTAAAGTCGGTGCTGCTAATTGGGGCAACAGCACTAAGAAAGAAGGATTTACTCCCTCTCAAATTGCTGCCTTAGAATCTGTCGGTGCTATTGAACTGAATGAAAAAGGTCAGAAGTGCTGGAAGGGTTATGAGAAGAAGGGAACCAAAAAAATGTTTGGTAAGACCTACAACAACTGTGTAAAGAAGGAGGAAGTCGATGCACAAGCAAGTAATTCATCTGTCTCTGAGGCTGCTACTCTTCCCCGTCAAAACGGACAAGTCATGAGAATTTTTCTTACCTTCCGGGGTAAGTTCTATATGACTCAAATGTTCTTCCCATCTCTGAGAGTTCCTACTAAGGCAGAGATTACTGACGCTGTTCAAAAAGTGTATCCTGATGCACGTGTCACTCAATACACAATGTCTACTCCTGATCCAACTCAACCACTGATCAGAGTTGCTGAGGATATGCAAAGACAAAATCAAAAATTGCAAAGAAAGCAACTTATTATTGACAAGCAAAAGTTGCAACTTCGTATGAGACAAATGAGAGCTGGTCAAAAAGACGTAGCATCTCAAACTGTGGGATCTCAAAATAGTGTTGATACTAGTGATACTAGTGTAAAAGAATCTGCCGCATGGCAACGTAAAGAGGGTAAGAACAAAGAGGGTGGTCTCAATGAAAAGGGACGTAAGTCTTATGAAAGAGCAAACCCAGGTTCTGATCTCAAAGCACCTCAACCAGAAGGTGGTCCCCGTAAGAAATCTTTTTGTGCCAGAATGAAGGGTATGAAAAAGAAACTTACTTCTTCCAAGACAGCAAATGATCCCGATAGCAGGATTAATAAGTCTCTTCGTAAGTGGAAGTGCTGATATTGTAGCTTTCTGATACAGACAAACCTATAAATAGTAACTATACTTTTTTGTACAGTTACTAATTAAAAAAATGGACACGAAATCCTGCCCTCAATGTGGGGCTACGTGGGTAGATGGTCAACATTATTGGACAGGCACTGGAAAGATTGGTAGCGAGGTAGATCTAGCAGGTTTAGTTTGCAATACATATGGAGATAAGAGATGTGTTAATCCTCTCAAAGGTTCAGAGATAGGAGATACTTGGGAAAAACGATTAGTTGCAATGAGACAGTATGGAAAAAATGTCGCCACAGGAGAGATTGAAGATCTGTGAGTCCTGTGAATACTTGAAGGGTAAATACAGAAGGTGCTCTATTTGTAATTGCTTTATGGACGTTAAAACAAAATTTCCATTTGCAAGGTGTCCTCATAACCCTCCTAAGTGGATATAGTATGTCACAAGAAATATATCTTGGTAACCCCAATTTAAAAAAAGCAAATACTCAGATTGAGTATACCGAGGATCAAATACAAGAGATGATCAGGTGTCAATCTGATCCCGTTTATTTTGCAAAAAAATATGTAAAGATCGTCAACGTTGATGAGGGTCTTGTTCCTTTTGAGATGTGGCCATTTCAAGAGAAACTAATTAATCGATTTCATGAGAATCGATTTAATATCTGTATGATGCCACGACAGACTGGTAAGTCTACCACGTCAGTTTCTTATCTGTTGCATTATGCAGTATTCAATAATAATGTAAACATTGGTATCCTAGCAAACAAAGCATCCACTGCAAGAGACCTACTTGGAAGATTGCAGACAGCATATGAGAATCTTCCCAAGTGGATGCAACAGGGTATTCTTGCATGGAACAAAGGTAGTCTTGAATTAGAGAACGGTAGTAAGATCCTTGCAGCATCTACATCTGCTGCTGCCGTTCGTGGTATGTCGTTCAACATTATTTTCTTGGACGAATTTGCGTTTGTTCCAAACCACATTGCCGATGACTTTTTCAGTTCAGTTTATCCTACAATTTCATCTGGTAAATCTACCAAGATTATTATTGTATCTACCCCCAAGGGTATGAATCATTTCTACCGCATGTGGCATGATGCGGAAAGAGAACAGAATGAATATGTTCCTACTCAGGTTCACTGGTCAGAAGTTCCGGGTAGAGATGAAGTATGGAAAGAACAAACGATCAAGAACACATCTGAACAGCAGTTCAAAGTTGAGTTTGAATGTGAGTTCTTAGGTTCTGTTGATACTTTAATTGATCCTGCAAAACTAAGAAGTCTAGTATATGAATCACCTAAGACATCCAACAATAGTCTAGATGTATATGAAGATCCTATCAAGGATCATGATTATGTTTGCACAGTTGACGTAGCAAGGGGTGTTGGGGAAGATTACTCTGCGTTTATTATTGCGGATATTACATCGTTCCCACATAAAATTGTGGCAAAGTATAGAAACAACTCTATTAAACCAATGTTGTTTCCTAACATCGTATATTCAACAGCAAAAGCATATAACGAAGCATTCATTCTTTGTGAGGTAAATGATATAGGAGATCAGGTAGCTAGTATCCTTCAATATGATCTTGAATATCAGAATCTTTTGATGTGCTCAATGCGTGGTAGAGCAGGACAAGTTGTTGGTCAAGGATTCTCTGGCAGTAAGACTCAACTGGGAGTCAAGATGTCTAAGACAGTTAAGAAGGTTGGGTCTCTTAACTTGAAGACGATGATTGAATCCGACAAGATTCTATTCAAAGACTATGAAGTTATTAGTGAACTGACTACTTTTATCTCAAAAAGTAATTCATTTGAGGCAGAAGATGGTTGTAACGATGACCTCGCAATGTGTCTTGTCATCTACGCTTGGTTAGTAGCACAAGATTATTTCAAAGAACTCACTGATCAGGACGTTCGTAAAAGATTATATGAGGAGCAGAAGAATCAAATCGAACAAGACATGGCACCTTTCGGATTCTTAGATGATGGATTAGGTGATGATAGTTTTGTGGACTCTAATGGAGATAGATGGTACGGAGAGGGAACGTATGGTGATGCACAAGGTGGAGCAGATTATATGTGGAATTATTTGTGATGGATTTAGATGATCAGATTAGTTTAGGACACTTCCTTCTCAATGACAGAACATGCAAAGTTTGTGGTGAAACTAAGAATCTTGTAGAGGGATTTTATCGAACAAGAAAGCATAAAGGGTCTGTACCATCATCCTATGCATATGAATGCAAAGAGTGTACAAAGAGGAGAGTTTTGAAGCACAGGAAGGCACACAACTACTTTAAAGACTGGCAATACCCCGATTGGTAGTGTTCACGTCACAATTCCCCCCTTCAAAACATCGTAAATAATAAATAATCTTAGACAAATATGGACCTAACGGAGTAAACAATGGCAGTAGCATTATTGTCTCCTGGTGTACTAATTAGAGAGGTTGACCTCACTGTTGGTAGAGCCGAGAACGTCTTAGATAATATTGGTGGCATCGCAGGACCTTTCCAAAAAGGACCTGTTGATGATTGTTATACTATTGAAACTGAGCAAGAATTAATCGAACAATTTGGTAAGCCGATTGGCACGGATGCCCAGTATGAATACTGGATGAGTGCTAGTTCTTTCCTTACCTATGGTGGTGTTCTGAAAGTTGTAAGAACTGACGGCGCAACTCTGAACAATGCCAATGCTGGTAACGATACCAGATTTGACTCCTCTCTGAAAATCAAGAACTACGACGATTATCAAGAGAACTATCAAACAGACACTGGGTGGAACTACGCTGCCAAGACTCCTGGTAAGTGGGCAAATGGTCTGAAACTCTGCTTCATCGATGACGTAGCAGATCAAATCATTGGTGTTAACACCACCAGTCTTGCTGGTATGGGTGTCACTGTTGGTTATGGTGTTACCGTTGGTCTTACAAATCTGGTTCTTCCGAACGCTGCCACTGGTAGTATTTCTACAATTACCACTGGTTTCCTAAAAGGTATTGTTACCGGCGTTAAGACTGATGCTACTGCTGGTGACTCCACTTTTGATGTTAAGTGGACTCACAGAGTTAACGCTGTTGGCGTTGGTTCTACTGCCATCAGAGTTGCTTACGCTAAGAATGATCCTGCTGCTTCTCTCTCAATCGGTAGCACCGTTCAAGCAGACGATAACCTCTTCTTCAACCAAGCAAGTGGTGCCGTTGCAAACTCTTCCATCTATGCAACTGGTGTAGATGCAGTTACTGCTGTTGACTGGTATGATTCACAGCAACTGCCTATTGAAAATGGCACAGTATTCTGGAAAGCAATTGCTCCTAGACCAGTTTCTAACAACTACGTTTCTGAACGTGGTGGATATAACGATGGTATGAACATCTGCATCGTTGATGATGAAGGTACTGTCACTGGTATTCAAGGTAATATCGTTGAGAAGTTTAACTCTCTGTCTAAGGCAGTCGATGCTGTTTCTTCTGTAAATGCTCCTCAGAAGGTCTGGTATAAGGACTTCTTGGCAGACTTCTCTGAATATGCATATGCTGGTTTCAACCCATCCAGCGATGAGGATTCTTTCCACGGCACTGTTCCCAGAGCAACTGGATTCTCTACTCACTTTACTCCATACACAACTGGTGAAGGTCTGTGGGGACAAAATGCTCAGGGTATCACGTTTGCTGGTCTAGGTAACGTAGGTTACGGATTCAGTGGTGGTGTTGATTACAGTGCCACTGGTGGATTTAAAGCAACCCTTGGTGATTTGATTACTTCCTACAATCTCTTCAAGAATAAAGAAGAGATCGCAGTTGATTATCTGATCATGGGTCCTTCTATCAACGGTGTCGAAGAGTCACAAGCTAAGGCAAACAGACTCATCTCGATTGCCGAAGCTAGACAAGACTGTGTTGCAGTTGTTTCTCCACACAGATCTGGTGTTGTTGGTGTTATCGATGATGACACTCAGGCATCAAACATCATTAAATTTGCTAACGGAGTCAAGTCTTCCTCCTACGGCATCATTGATTCCGGTTATAAGTATACTTATGACCGCTTTAATAACACCTTCCGTTATATCCCAACGAATGCTGACGTTGCTGGTCTTATGACCCGCACTAACATTAGAGCATTCCCTTGGTTCTCACCCGCTGGTCAGCAGCGTGGTGTATTGAACAATGCTGTTAAACTGGCATTCAACCCCAACCAAAATCAAAGAGACGAACTGTATCAGGCACGTGTAAACCCAATCTCGTTCCAACCTGGTATCGGTATCTTGCTCTTCGGTGATAAGACTGCCCTTGGTTATGCCTCCGCGTTCGATAGAATCAACGTTAGGCGTCTGTTCCTTACTGTGGAACAAGCCTTAGAGGGAGCTGCCAAAGCTCAACTGTTTGAACTCAATGATGAAATTACCAGAGCGAACTTTGTCAACATCGTAGAACCTTATCTGCGTGACGTTCAGGCGAAGAGAGGAATCTTTGACTTCCTCGTTATTTGTGACGAAACAAATAACACTCCTGACATCATTGACAACAACGAGTTCAGAGCGGACATCTTCCTGAAACCCGCCAAGTCTATCAACTATGTCTCCCTCACCTTCGTTGCCACCCGAACGGGTGTCTCCTTTGAGGAAGTCGCTGGTAGAGTCTGATCCATTCCCTAACGAAGATTTCTAGGAGCATAGCAAATGGCCGAAGCACCAAAAATTAAAACTCTATCAAATTTTAAATCGGTCCTCAAAGGGGGCGGCGCACGCCCCAATCTATTTGAGGTAACCATTCCTGAATTCCCCGCTTATGTTACTAAGGACGGGGAAATGCTGAAAGACCTTTCCTTTATGTGTAAGGCAGCAAACCTTCCTGCATCTAACGTTGCATCTATCGATGTTCCTTTCAGAGGTCGCACTCTGAAAGTTGCTGGTGATAGAACGTTCGATCCTTGGACAATCACCGTTATCAACGATGAGGACTTCAAGATTCGCCATGCAATGGAAATGTGGATGAATGGTATCAGCAAACTCTCCAACAACACTGGCGCATCTAATCCCAACACCTATATGGTAGACGGTTATGTCTATCAATTAGGTAGAGGTTCTAGTGGTCAAATTGAAACCACTACCGCTGTTCCTGATGCAGGAGCTGGTAGAATCACAGAAACAAAAGCAAACGTTCTGAGATCATATCGTTTCTACGATATCTTCCCAACTGCTGTTTCTGAGATCGCACTTGGTTACGATACTGAGAACACTCTTGAAGAGTTCACTGTTGAATTCCAAGTTCAATACTTTGAAATTGCTGGTGGTCCTGGATCACTTAACTAAATAGTTAATAATTAAGTCGCACAATATAATGGCGAAACTATTTGGTTTTTCTATTGAGGATTCTGAACAAGAATCTAAATCAGTGGTCAGTCCTGTTCCTCCTTCACAAGAGGACGGGAATGACCACTACATTACGTCTGGATTTTTTGGGTCATACGTTGACATTGAAGGAACCTACAAGAATGAAGTCGAACTAATTCGACGTTACAGAGAGATGGCACTTCACCCTGAGGTAGATAGTGCTATCGAAGATATTGTAAATGAAGCAGTTGTAAGTGATCTTAACGATAGTCCCGTAGAAATTGAACTATCTAATCTCAACGCTTCGGAAGGAATCAAAGGAATCATAAGGAATGAGTTCAAGAATATCAAAGATCTTTTAGATTTTGATAAAAAATCTCATGAAATTTATCGTAACTGGTATGTTGATGGTAGATTATATTACCACAAAGTAATTGATTTAAAAAAACCAGAAGAGGGATTGAAAGAACTTCGTTATATTGATGCAGCAAAAATGAAGTTTGTGCGTCATGCTAAGAAGCAATCAAAAGATCTAGGTGTTCAAGCAAGAGTAAGAGAACTTACATCTCAGGAAATGGCTTTCCCAGAGATTGATGAATACTTCATTTACACACCGAAAGCAAATTATCCCACTGGAAATCCAGCAGCTGCTGGTGATACGAAAGGAGTTAAGTTTTCAAAAGACTCTATTTCATATTGCACCTCTGGATTAGTAGATAGAAATAAAGGAAATACACTTTCATATCTGCATAAAGCAATTAAAGCACTTAATCAACTTAGAATGATTGAGGACTCTTTGGTCATTTATCGTTTGAG